ATATCGTCATCATAGCCAACGCGTCCCCACATCCGTTTCGCGGTGAGCGTGGATTTATCCGTTCCCAGTTTAGTCTCCGGGGCGGAGACAGCCGCATCACCTGCACCGGGGTCGCCTAAAGTGCCCGCGCCCGCGCCCGCTTGCCATACTTCTACATCGCCATCGGTGAGGATTTTGGGGATTTTTACAACGGAAGTCGCCATCTGGATGCGGAATAACCGGTCAATCCAAGGTTCGCGTACCCGTACCAAATCCATTACAATCCCGTAAAGGGTATCTTGAACGAATTCGGCACCCGCGCCCGCCGTACCGGGACGGTTCGCATCTTTCGTTTGAAACGCATTTAGCATTTTGTTCCACTGCTCGCGGGATTTGACGCCGATATTCTTTTGGGTATATCCCATATCCCAAATGGGCGTTTTGATTTGCGGCTCGCGCAGGGATTCGGTAGGTGTTCCTGAAGTCAAAGCCTGTAAAATACTCGCCCTTAAAATATGACGAGCAAAGGGTTCGGCGGCGGATTTGTATTCCGGGCTGGCTTGGTCACGCAGTTTTTCAATGTTGTGCTCAAAAGCTTTTTCGTTGTTAACCATTTCGGCTTCTTTCTTTTCCGTTTCCAGCCGCGCTTGCAAATCCTTGTGAATTTCGTACTGCTTGTCTTTGTCGAGGTGTTCGCCGGCGCGGGTAGCCGCGAGGATTTCGGTTGCCGCCTTCAATAGTGCGGGCGCGGAGTCATCGGTTTTTGCACTGATAGCAGCCGATAAAGCCTTTTCCGCTTCCTGACTCTGATTAAATAAATCCTGAGCCATTTCGGAAATAGCTTTCTCATCCGTTAGATATTTGTATTTATCACGGACATAGCTTTCGGCTTCTGTAATAGTTTTGAATTTCAGCATTGGTATGCCTTCCTTTCAATTTATTGTGATGAGAGATTGCTTTAATATTGCTTATCTGCGCGCTCATATTGCGCGATAGTCTGCAGGGCACGGCTATGTTTTTCACGCAAAAGCGCGTTATTCCGCATTAAATCCGCGTGTTTAGAGTTAAGCATCGCATAGTTGTTTTGGATTTCCAGTAATTGCTTTTGCGCTTTTTCGGAGATATTATCCGGGGTTAAAATTGCCTTTTGCAGTTCGGAATCCATTGTCCAAATAGCGTCTAAATCCCGCCCCCAACGCCCCATTTGCTCTGCTTTTTCCCGGAAATTGATAAACTGCTTTATGGATTCAGTATAAAAATCAAGGTCAATATCGGTGATGCTTTTCCCCGCTTGCAGAGCAGACGGTAACGCGGGAACTGGACAGCAGCTTACTTCCAAAAGTTCCCATACCTTGAAAGTAATACCCTTTTGTCCCATTATCATTGGCTCATCTGACCATTCAATCGGCATAAACCCGATTGAGACCGCATTCATAAATTCATTAATATACATATCATAAAGTAATCTTGAAAAGTCATCCAATTTGGTAGCGAATAAACCATCCGCATCTAAATGCTGAGGTGTTTGCTCAAAACTGGGAGTGTCAAGTTTACCGACAGGAGGCGCCCAGTTATTATGAGCAAACAATAAGACTGGATTCCGCTTGTAATTATCAAGTTTGCCACCGTCAGGGACTACCACTTCGGAATATCTATCGACAGCCAATTCCGTCAATCGAAAACGGATAATACCTTCCCTATCTTTCCCGCTACCCGGCTCTTCTATTGCTTTAATGGAGTATCCCGCCCGCGAGCGCGGTTTATCGTTTAATTTCTTGATTAATCCCATCGTATTTATCCTCTTTTGAGTTCAAATAAAAAGGGCACCGTCGGAACTCCACAGGGCTAAGGAGTTCCGACTAAGTGCCCTGTAATTTGTGTAAAACTAAAAGTATTAAATCAATAGAGATATACTATATTATGCGGGTTCTGCCGCTGGAATAGTTGCACACCTGCAATTTATGTTATTAGCGGCGTCTTTACCACCGCCGGGGAATTCCAGACTTTCACCACCGACAAAAAACGGCTGACCTACTAATACGATTTGACCATCGGCTTTGCTATGTGCATCCCTCACCTCACCATCACGCATCGCATAAGTCGTCTCTGTTACCGCTATCGTACGCGCCCGCGAAGTAGATGCAATATCAAATACTTGGTCAATCCTATTGACTAAAGCCTCAATCCCCTCGCCTGCAATGTTCCCCGCCTTCAACTCTGCAATGATCGCATCCTTTGTAGTGTCCTGAATTTTAGAAAATTCCTTTAACCGCGCTCCTAACCTCGCTTGCACTCCCGGATTTGTGATGTCAATCACTGCATCTAACGACCAGCCATCTATTATCAACTGAGCCGCCTGCAGCATTAATTCCACTTCTATCGGTGAAAGCCCCTTCGCAAATTCTGTAATCCAATACTGCAAATCGAATATGTCATCGATATATTCATACGCGGCACGCTGGACATAGCTCTTAGTTCCGATTTCGCGTAACTTAGCAATCACAACTCCACGCTGTTTGTCGAATAGATCGCTTGTCGTATCTCTAAATTTATTCTCAAAGCCTCGTCTGAACTTAGCTAATGTCTGGATCGCCGCCTTCGCCTGGATATCAATAGCGATTTTCTTTACTAAGCCAGTCGCCTCTTGTATCATTTTATCGCGCTGTGACGGCGCGGGAAGTGACTTAACTACCGGCGGCTTTACCGAAAGAGCCGCCATCGTAAATCCGATATAAGTCGAGTTCATTTCCGGGGTGTCTATCGGTTCGAGTCCAGCCGCTTGTCGAATTTCATTCGGAGTTACACCTGCATTCGGAAATGATTTAGTCAAACGGTCAATTTGACGGTCTTTGATATATTGCAGTGCATCGACACCGCTATAATCAAATTCACAATGAATCCCCGGTTTGTTTTTGAGCGGTGTGTTCGCAATAATAAGCGGGATAAGAAACCGGTCATATAGTTCCTTCCACGCTCGATGGCGAGGCATTATACATTGTTCCCAAAAAAACAGCTTCTGTTCTGCTGTATTCTGCAAGACACTGGAATCGCTGAGGTCGCCCATCATAAACGGCGGCACTTGGAATTTCATAGCGATTTGATTTGCGCTGAGCTTGTGCATTAACAGAAATTCCATATCTTTGGGAGACAAAGAGATAGCATTATATTTAAACCCTGAGTCCAGAAGCGCAACTCTGTGCATCTCATTGACCCCGGAACTGAAATTCTGTTTTATCTCATCCTTTAATCGACTTCTTAATTCCGGGTCTGAGATGGTCTGTTCTGTTTCAATCGTTGCACTGAGTTTTCCGCCCTGTTTAAAGAACATCCGGCTGTATTCGATAGCCTTAAGATTTAATTCGATATATGTTTGTGCTGAGCTTAATCTACTACCGCCGGGATAATCACTGCCGGGGTCGATATTCCCAAAATAGAATATATCCTCCGGTTTACATTCCTTTAATGCGCCGTTAATGCGATAGCGATAGCCTTTGATATAATCTTTCTTATCACCGATGACCTCTACATTTTCCGAGTTCAAAAGATATAATGCGGTTATCCGCAAGCCGGTGCGTTCCAAGTACCAGAACACGCGCCCGGTCAATTCCTGCATCGCTGCACTCAAGGCGGTGAAATGATAACCTGTATTATAGGGATTCGGACGGTAAAATGTCGTAAATTCTTTTGCACTGCTAATGTCGTTATTTTCATCGTCTAATATCCGCATCGGAATGACCGCCATATTATGCACTACTACATTGACCGCATCATAAACAGGTGAAACTAAATCATAACAATCTAAATAACCGGGAATATCAATCCCCTTTATCAATCCAGTAGTAGCGTTTGAGCTAACGAGTTTAGCTAAATTCCCACCGATATTATAAATTGCCCAATCGCTGCCATAGGCTTTGGCAGTCGATTTAAGTAATCGCTGTGCAAGCGGCTGGAACATTTCCTTGAGTAATGTCAATTTAGCTTTTCCCATTAGCTTAAGTCCACCATCATTATGCCAAAGCCTATGGATTGAGTAATCATTTTAAAGCCGCCGGAAGCGGAATCTACCCTGTCATCGTGTCCTGATTTCATATTCGGCTCGAAATTTGTATGTTCACGGATAAAAGCCTCATTCCAATCGCCTCGTAATAAAACTATATTGCCAGCTTCCACTTGCGCGGCATACGGTTTAGCATTAGTTAATTTATCATTTATA